GTTAAGCAATGCATGGAAGATAACCCAGACCTTTGGGACTTTGTCCAGGAAGGTTTACAAACCAAGATTAATGAGAGGCCTTATGTCCAATTCATTGATCCATTAAAAGGAGAAAACAAATGAGTAGATTGGGAGACTTTTTAATAGACGTTAAGTCTGATTCAGAATTTGTCATTAGCACTTGCAGTAGCTTTGAGCAGTTCTGTCAAAAAATGAAAGACATCAACGACATGTATTTACCAAGTGCATTGTCAGACATATGGGAAGAATATGTTGGTTCTATGGAAGGCAATGACGTTAACTTTCACGACAGGAGACCAAGATGAGTACAATCCCAAGACCAGCTGCAAGAAAAATATTAGACCAACTACATGAAGATGACCAATCTTTAATCTGGTATCTACTATTAGCTGCCTACGCAATCAAAACAGGAGATATACCTAAAGCACATAAAACCACACCGAGAGGTTATGAATTTTCTGCTTCTGATTTTGATATCGATCATTTGGAAAAGAAAAAAATTAGAAGTTTACTAAGGAGGATAGATAAATGAGCTTATTGGACACAGTAGAGACAGGAATCAAAGTGCCAGCACTTAAGATCAACATATCAGGAACCGATGGCATAGGTAAGTCTACCTTTGGTTCACAAGCACCCAAGCCTATCTTCATTAAGACTGAGGACGGAACTAACTTTATCGATGTTCCTTCCTTCCCTTTGTGTAAAAGCTACGATGACATCGTTAAGCAGATACAAACATTGCACGATGAAGACCATGACTATAGAACCCTGGTGTTTGATACAACTGATTGGGCTGAGAAGTTAGTGCAACAGAAGGTATGTCAAAATCATTCAATCAAATCAATTGAGGCCCTTGGCTTCGGTAAAGGTTATACAGAGTCAGCGGAGTTATATCGCAGACTTTTACAAATGTTTGATGGGTTACAAGAAAAAAAGATGCACGTCATCTTGCTTTCTCATGTGGCCATTAGAACTTTCAACGATCCAGAGCGTGAGCCCTACGATCGTTGGGAAATGAATCTACACAAGAAAGTATCAGCAATGATACGAGAATGGGTAGACTTCAACTTGTTTGCAAACTACGAGGTATCAACTCGTACAAGTGGGCAAGGTTTCAAGGAATCAACCAGAGCTGTGTCATATGGCAAGCGAAAGTTGTTTCACAAATACGCAGCAGCCTTTGATGCTAAATCTAGAGTCGACTTGGGAAACCTCCCATTAGACTTAGATTGGGATGCATTTATGACTGCTTTTAAAGAATCTTTAAAATCTAAATAGGAGAAAAACAATGTCTGATTTTGAAATTAACCTAACTGACGTAGACGATCTAGATACTAGTTCGATAGGTCCCATGCCAGCCGGCGATTATGAAATGGTTGCTAAAACCTGGGAGTCAAGAACTGCCAAAAGCAGTGGTCATAAAATGATCAACATAACTTTTGAAGTTGTTGGCCCTAAGTTTGCAGGCAGAAAAGTTTGGGAAAACTTTATGCTTGAAGGCAATGGCTTGAATGTATCCAAAGGCAAACTTCGTAACTGGAGAAAAGCCATGGGTATGGATCCCGATGTCGAAAACTTTGGCCTAGAGGCACTCGAAAGCATGATGAACATATGTTTTCATGCAACGCTTCGCATAGAAGAAGGCAACGACAAGGGAGACGGAACAAAGTGGGATGATAAAAATGTTATTGGTAAGTTCGCTGCAGGGACTGCCAGTGCAAAACCTTCATCCCCTTCGCCTGCTCCAGCAGAAAAGTCATCAGACGATGACGGGTTTGACTGGGACAAGTAGATGGATTTCATCAAGGAATTGCATAGCCAGGTCGACATATTAAAGAGAGATGGCGATTCTGTAGATGAAACAACCGAGAGAGTATCTAAAGCTTTGCTTGACCTGGGCTATGCCTTGGCTACTCCTCGCCTTATTAGAGATAACGTTAAGTATTATCTCAAAGAAGACAATTGGGAGAATTATAACCCAATTGATTATATTACATAAGCAATGCCGGGCAATTCATTGCCGGTTTATTAGCAACTTTGAAATCCAGTTGTTTGCTGTGAGGGTTTCACTTTTTTTGGAGAAAAAAATGTCAATAAATACCAGAGAGGCAAAGGCCTTGATTACCATGGTGGAATCTTTGCTAGATTCTTTAGATCAAACATTCGACAGCCTGCCGTTTGAAATAGATCAAAAAGTAAAAGATGCTAAACTAACCTTACTAAACGTGGATACAAAAGATGAAAAAGAAAGCAGATTTACTGTATTTTTTAGGAAGTATGGAGCATGAGCAATAAAACTTTAGAAGAAATTATATTTAGCAGTGCTATTTATAAAGAAGCACAAGAAAATTTTTTATTAACAGGTTTGCAAGGTGCAACTGAAACTATGTTAACACATCTTGGTGGTCAACTTTATTATCCAACGGTGTCTAAAACTGGCGAAAAAAGAGAAGATACAGATTTTAATAAAATATTTACTGAATTAGTTGCTCGTCAATTATTAGCTGATCTTAAAAAAGGTTTAACAACTAACAATTTAGATTCTATTGATATTAGTAAATTAACAAATGGAGAATAATAAATGAGCAAAGATAAAAAATATTCTTTAGACAAGAAAACATCCGATACAGTCATGCAGGATTTATCCATGTGCATCGATGATTGGGACAGACAAGACTTAGATACTTTGACAGCAGTTATGACTGTTTTAAAATTTACCATAGACATGTCGTTTAACTTTACAGAAGATTCTTATGAGGCCATGGAGCTAATATCAACTGTAATAAACGAGAAGCTTGATATAAATTCAGTAGAAGATTTAGAGTTTCTTTTAAGATCGCCCAGAAGCACTGAAAAAAAAGTTGTCCATTGAAACTTCGATACTACCAAAGGGATGCAATAGACTCCCTGCATCATTGGTTTAAAACAAAACCAACCAACGAACATGCTTTACTTGCATTGCCCACGGCAGCTGGCAAGACGATTATCTTTTCTCACTTCATTAAAGAAGTATTAGCCAAAGATCCTAACGCCAGGTTTATTGTCCTAGCACATAGAAAAGAATTGGTTTCTCAAGCTGAGAGCAAACTAAAGATGGTATGGCCCGATGCGCCGGTAGGCGTTCTAGCAGCTGGGATGAAACGCTTTCAACACGATGCCCAAGTATTGGTTGCCAGCAGAGATACCCTGGCATCTCCCAAGAGACTTGCCAAGGTTGGTAAGTTTGATTACATGATCATTGATGAGGCACACAACGTGCCACCCACATCACACACCAGGTATCAAAAGATTATTACTGAGCTGTCTGCTCGTGGCGATATGAAAGTTATGGGTTGCACTGCTACGCCTTATCGCATGGGCCAAGGCTACATCTATGGAGATCGTAAGGATCATTTCTTTAAAGGCATTGCTTACTCTATATCTATTCCAGAGCTTATTAGAGATGGTTACTTGTCACGCTTATCAGCTTACGCTGTTAACGATAAAGCCATCATTGATGCAGGATCGGTTAGCTTAAAGTTTAAGAATGGAGACTTCCGGGAAAAAGAATTAGAGCAAGTGGCCATGGTGGATGAAACCATAATCGAGGTTGTAAGTGACTGGCTTGACAATGCTTACACAAAAGGCAGGACAGCCACTGTATTCTTTTGCGTATCGGTATTGCATGCCCAGAAGATGACTCAGTATTTAATTCAATATGGAATCAAAGCTGCTGTAGTTACAGGGGAAACGCCCAACATAGAGAGAGACAAGATACTTGCTGACTTTGAGTCTGGAAAGATCCACGCCCTATGTAATGTGGGCGTTCTAACTGAAGGCTGGGACGCTCCAAGAACAGATTGCATAGCACTGCTTAGACCGACACAAAGCATTGGTTTGTATGTGCAGATGTGTGGGCGAGGCATGAGATTGCATGACGATAAGAGCAACTGTTTGTTATTAGATTATGGAGAGAACGTTGCGCGCCATGGCTGTTTAGACGAAGTTACTCCAGAAGAAAATGTACAAGGCAGATACCATCCTAAGATTTGTGCTGCCTGCAATGCCATTAACTCTCCTGCTGCTAAAGAATGCATTGAGTGTGGCCAGGTCTTTGAGTCCAAGCAAATTAAATCTTTGTGGACTAAGAAAGAAAGAGAGGTAGCCAAGCGAACCAAAGCTGAAAGACAGGCTGTTCTCTCTGATGAGAAAGCCAAAGCTAAACCAGTTATGAAACCCATAACAGACATCTATGCAGCTGTTGTTAAGTCTAAGAATGGCAGCGATTACTGCCAAGTAATATTTACAATCAAAGACGAGTTCTTTCCCAGAAAGATGCCATTGATGTTTGGCCACCCTACCGCACACAACATGGCAGTGCGTAAATGGAACAAGATTACTACTGAATGGGGCTCACCAAAGCAAGCTTGGATGGCTGCAGAGCTTATAAACAATGGGGCTTTTGATACAATATCTGAGATTGTTTTACAAAAACAAGGCAAGTATGAGAACGTTGTTGGTATTAAAACCAAGAAAAATGAGGAGATAGTTTTATGACCAAGATACACGAGTTACTTGATGAAGTTGAGTTACAAGAAAAGCAACACCAGAGATTCTATTTAGGGATCAGTGGCATTGGCAATCCTAACCAGCGATTGGTTTGGTTGCGGTATCGTTGGCTCATGCCTAACGATTGGGAGCCCAGAGTCTTGCGCTTGTTAGATCTTGGCAACGTGGTAGAGGATGACTTGATTAAGAAGCTAAGAAAGATACCTGGGGCTTCCATATATGACGTTGACAGCCATGG